CGATCTGGCGATGCTTCTCGAACCAATCGATCACGGTCGAGATCACACCGGCGAGGGTCTCGAGAATCGGGATCAGGACGAGGCCGATCTTGATGCCGACGTCGGTGAGTTCGGCTTTGAGGACGTTGACTTTCCCGCCGAACGTATCTGCGGCCGCCGAGGCCTGTCCCGAATAGCGTTGCGACAGGAACGCGACGGCGTCGTCCTGATTCTTGAACGAAGCGATGACCTCCTTCGATAGTCCAAGGCTGCGTCCGAGTTGCGTGTAACGGCCGCCTTCGACTTTGACAAGCAGGTCCGTAGCATCGCGGAGGCTGATGTGGCGGGCCGCGGAGATGTTCGCGGCGAGACCCATCAACTCGGAGGATTTGGTGACGTCTTTCGTGGCGGTGACGAGCCGCGACATCGAATCTTCCGTGTCGATGTTTGTGAACCCAAGCTTTTCCAACTTCTTGTTGACAGATTCGATTTGCGGGGTGACGTCCTTCCACACCAACCCCGAGTTCTTCACCGCGGTTTGGAGTCGGGCCTGTGACTTCTCAAAATCGTCGGCCATCTTGACCGAGAACCCGGCGACCGCGATGCCGACCGCACCGCCGATCAGCGCGACTTTCTTGCCGAACGCGGCGAACTTCTCACCCATCGACGCGGTCGCGGCGCCGGTCGCGCCGGCAAGTTTTTCGATCTCACCGATTGCCTGTCCCGCGTTGCCGTGGAACAGGATCTCGACGGTCCGTAACGCCATCAGAGATCCACCACGCTCAACACCCGGTCAACGTTCGAGAGTCCGACCCGGTCGATTGCCGGCCCGGACGCCTCCGCGGCGGGAGCGAGGAACGGGCGGGCCTGCTGCGGCACCCACGGCTGATGTCCGTACACCGGGTGGACGAACGTACCCGGCCGGCCCCCATGCTCGAACACCGGAGCGTGGGGGGCACTCCCACCACCGGCGACAACGACTGCGCTGTCACCGGTTCCTGCGATCCGAATCGACCCGGGGATCCGCGACGACCACGACGACAATCCTCGGGCCGCCACCGCGACCAGCTCAGCGCTTTCCCGCACCGTCACCGGAACCATTTCCCTAGTACCAGCAGCCGCGATGTCAAGGTCCCGGGCGAGTTTCGCCATGTTGTGCGTGTCCACCGTGATCATTGCGAGTCACGCTCCAACTGGTCGACGGCGGCCATCAGTCCCTCGGTTTCACCGATCGTGAGCCGGTTCCATTCCCATGGGCGTATTCCGAACCAGTACGCGAACGAACCGAGGTATTTCGCTCGCCGTTCGGTCAGCCCTCCGGAGGGGGGACAACCACCGGGGCTTCCTCAACCTCCAGGCTCGAGAACTCGAACCGGACCTCCTCGAACAGAAGCGCCGGGTTCTCGCGGCGTTGGATGATCCACACCAGGGCCGTCATCGCCAACACCGACCCCTGCTCAAGAAGCTCACCCCACTGCTTGAACGTCACCCCGCATTGTTTCTCGATGAGCATCGCCTCATCGTTCCGCATCGACTCCGCATCGAAATCGTAGGTATTGCCGTCTACGGAGATTTTCATGCGGTTGCGCCCCTGTGTAGGTTGGAACTATGGGAATGGGAACAGAAGCTGCGGTTCTGAACCAGTTGAAGAAGGGTCAGGGTGAGACCAACGCCCTGCTCGAACGTCTGATCGCCGAGATGGCGAAGATGAACGAGCAACTCGCGGAGCTCACGTCGTCGCGCGTGTAAGCGCCCCGGCGCCCTTGAAGTCGACTTTGCCCATGGCGAGGTCACCGACCTTGCCGGAGATCGGGCCGTACCCGGTGGCGAGGATCGACCCGAAGTACCGAGGGTTCGTCGCTGACACCGCCGCTGACGTCGGCTTGATCGTCAGGGTGCGCGTGGTGCCGGTGAACATATCGGGGCCGATGGTGGCGTCGACCTGGCCGGCGGCGAAGTCCTGGATGAAGTCGATCGACCCGGACCAGTCCCGCAGCCCGGCGATGCGGGTGTGGAAGTTGGCGTTCGTGGTGCCCATCCCGGTCGTGTCGAGATCGTTGATGTCGATCTTGAGGTCGACGGACTGGACGTACGACGACAGCTCGACGCCGTTGTAGACGATGCTGAAGTCGGTGGCGGCGAATACGGCCATGGTTTCCCCTTATTGGATGCCCATCGCGACAGCGAACGTGATGCTCGCGGTTGCGCCGACGATGGTGGTCGATGCGCCCCAGAACGTGTCGGTGATCGGTCCCGCGACCCGGGCCGCGAACTCGGCCGACGCGGTCGACTGGCTGGTGAAGGTCAGTCGGGTGGTAGCCCCCAGTCCGGAGGCGTTCGTCGCCGAGCTGATGACGGTGACGATGCTGGTCCCGGCGAAGCTGAAGATGTGCTGTGTCCCGTAGAGGTATTGGGTAGCGCCGACCGCACCGAGGCTCACGTACACGCCGTTGGTGGTGGTACCGGTCACGGTGCTCTTGCCCCAGAGCATGGTGCCGCGTACCGCGACGCTCGAACCTTTCAGCGGGATCTTGAAGGTGGCGGCGTCACCAACTTTGAGTGACTGTTCGTGACCGAGCTCGATGGTGCGCAACATGAGAGCCGGGGAGCCTTGGCTGCCGTCGGTCTCACCGATCGTCGCGACCTGATTCGCGACCCCGAGGATCGACATGAGGTATTGCTCGCTGTTACTGGACCCGAGGTTCGTGAACCCATCGAGGTCCAGCGAGACGTCGTGGAGGCCGGCGATCCTTGCGTGCCAACCACCGGAGCCGAACGTGGTGACGTCGAGGTCGTTGGTGTCAATTTTCCCGGCGATCGCGTTGCAGTCGGAGGACAGGTCGAAGTTCCCGACGTAAATGTCGGGAGACGTGAGGGCGTAGACGGCCATTGGTTATCCTCTGCAAAGGGTCTGGACGGAGAACTCGGCGGCGAAGTAGCCGTTGCCACCGAGGATGTAGTTCCCGTCGAACCGTTTCACTTCGACGACCGACACATCATCGGCGGCACCGTTGAGCGCCCCTTGCGGTGCCCGTTTGTCGGACTCGATGGCCCGCCACACCGACTTCTCGCCGGATGTCACGAGGTAGGAGTCGAGTTGTACGAGGCCGGCTTCGTTGTCGCCCGCCTGGACGCAGACAACGATCTTGTAGTTGCAGCAGATGATCCCCATCTTCATCGAGTCGCGTTCGATGAACGGGTCATCGGGCCACATCCAGGCACACGGCGGTTCCGGTGAGTTGGGAGCGGTCTCGTAGGCGTGGAACGGGGCGGCGATCGTCTGCAGGTTGGCGACGAGACCGGCCCTGATCGCGGCGGGATCCATCAGGGAATCAACCCGCCCGCGTTCTGCACATACGGTTTCACCAACATGATCGCCGACGGGTGCAACCCGGTCGGGTAACGGATCTGTCCCATGTCCGGGGTACCGGCGAGCCCGGCGGGCGCGTCTTTCGCCTGGTAGAGCATGACCGACTGGATGATGGTGGCTTGTTTGATCGGCATCGGGATCGACGGCCAACCCCAGGTCGCGGTGACCTGCACGGTCGCCTGTCCTACCCGGTTGATGATCGGGTTCACGGCACCAGGGGCGTAGAAGGTGCGGTTCGCTCCTACCGTCACCCATGGGGAGGCGTAGTCGTAGATGGGGAAGAACTTGGCGCCGACGGCCCGGATCTGATTGATCGGCCGTCCCTTGACGATGGCGTTGACCGGCTCGAGCTGGTAGTCGGTCGCGGCGAAGGTCTGGGCGTACACCCCGGTGCCGGTGTTGTCCACCGCGACCGTGACTCCCGACGCGCTGGAGATGTCGTCGACGTACACCTCGGCGAAGCTCATCGGGGCGAACACTCGGGCCGACGACGAGGTGTCAGCAGAGAAGGCACCGACTTCCCGGCAGCAGAACTCGTCGATCATCCGCGACGCCGCTTCGACCGCGATGTCGATCTGGGCGAGCTGCAACTGCGAGAAGGTTTTCCCTTCGGCGATCCAGGCTTGGGATTCGGTCGAGCTGCAGTACCCGGAAGTGATCGTCATGATCCCCAACGTTCGTGGAGAAGCCGAATGTTGTCCTGAACGTGAGTCCACCGCTCCGGGCCCGACGCGGAGGCGATGTGCATCACGGTCGAATCGGGGCAGTACCGCAATCGCCACCCCGCCGCCCGGGCTCGGAGTGAGAAGTCGGTGTCTTCGCCGCCGTTGCGGAACAGCGGATCGATCCCACCCAACTGGTTCCAGGCGTCCGCCCGGACGAGCGCGGCGGCGAGGCTGACGGCTTGGGGTTCGTAGGCGTCCTGCTCTTCGGTGACGTTCTCCGCCCAGAACACCCCGTTCGTGTTCGTGTAGGTGTGGATCCCGGCGTGCTGCAGCGACCCGTCGGGGTTGACGAGTCGGGACGCGACCACCGCGACCCCGTCTTCGGCGTTCTTCTTCAGCGCGGTGAGCCAGCCCGGTGTGACCTGGGTGTCGTTGTTCAAGTGGAGGAGCTGGTCGCCCTGCGCCAACTGGGAGCCGGCGTTGGCGCCCCGGCCCCAGCCGACGTTCGCAGACATGGTGACGACTTCGATGGGGATGGGACAGTCGACGTCGAACAGCCACCGGTCGGTTTCGTCCGTGCTGTTGTTGTCGACGAACACGATCTCGTCCGGCCAGTCCTCCGACTCGATGATTGAGGCGAGGCAGGCTTGGGTGAGATCCAAGCGGTTGAAACAAACGATGACCGCCGACACGTACCCGGGGACGTACCCATGGCCGCGGCTCATGCGAGCTTCAACGGGTGGACGAACACAGCGTCGAGATCGGGGAAACTGCGACGTACGTCGTTGAACCAGTTCCACGCCAGCACCAGGACGGTGTCGGGGTCACCGATCAGTTCGGGGGGCACGATCGGGATATGGCTGCCGGGGAGGTAGCGGCCCTGTTTGTGGGGTGAGGTGTCGGTGACGTACGCCAGGTCGCCCTGGGTGGCTCGTACGGCGTTCAGGAGCGTGTTCCCCTTGGCCGGTGCCCCGGCGCCCACCACGAGACCCTGGGCGCTCTCCAGGAACCTACGCAGGCCCCACAGGTGGCAGCCGACCCGGGCGGCAAAGGTCTGGTAGCAGTCACCGTCGGCGTCGGCCATGCCGAGCTCCCATTCCTCGGCCCGGCGCATCCCGACGGACTCCCATGGTTGCCGGTCCCGGGCCGCGAAGACCCGGAGGCTCCCACCATGGATCGGTAGATGGGTGATGTCGAAGATGCGCAGCTCGTGACGTGACAGGAGTCCTTCGAGGGCGAGGAGGGAGAAGTAGGAGAAGTGTTCGTGGTAGATGGTGTCGAACTGGCATTCGGCGATCAGGTTCCCCAACCACGGCACCTCGATGGTGAGGACACCATCGTCTTTCAGGCAGCGGGCCAAGCCGGCCACGAAGTCGTTCAGGTCGGGGACGTGACCGAGGACGTTGTTGGCGATCAGCAGGTCGGCCGGCGGGAGGGTTTTGGCGAGTGCCTCGGTGAAGAACTCGGGGATCGTCTCGACCTTGGCTTGGGCGGCGATGTTCTGCGCCGGGTCAACCCCCAGCACCTTCGGGCCATGGAACCGTTCGAGGAGGCAACCGTCGTTGCTCGCCACCTCGATGACCTGCGAGTCGGCCTCAAGTGCGAACCGTCGGGTCACGAGGTTGACATACTGGCGGCAGTGCGCCAACCAGGGCGGCGACATCGACGAGAAGAACGCGTACTCGGAGAACAGATCCTCCGGGGCGACGGTGGCATCGGCTTGGACGAGGAGACAGTGGTCGCAGACCCGGACGTGCAGCGGGTAGCGGGGATCCGGGTCGTCAGGATGGTCGAGGTACGCGTTCGCACGCGGCATGTCGCCGAGGTCGAGGAACGTGCGGTGGAGATCATTCCCACACGATCGGCAACGAGGCATCCGTGCGGCTCCTGTACGGGATCGGGTCCTGAACGGTCGGGGTTTGTTCCCGGACCGCCCACGCGGCGGCGAGTTCATCGGGGTCGAGTTCGGCGAGGATCCGCTGGTGCAACCCGGTGGTGCGAGCGAACGTCGGGTCGATCCGTTCCACCCGCTCGACACATTTGCGGGCCATATGGGCGAACGACCGGAACTGGAGCTCCCGCATCCACAACACCCCGGCCGCCGCACCGCCATCGATGTGGACGTCGTGGTTCCCGGGTTCCAACATCACATCGTGGCCGGCCCGCCACGCCACCTTCGGGAGCCGTTCCGTGTCGACATACCGGCGGTTGGTGTCGAGATGTAACCAGCGTTGGATGATGATCTTGTTCACCCCGACCGGCAACGCGGCGAGCGCGGTACGGATGTCGGGGGTGGCGTAGATGAACTCGTCGGCGTCGAACGGGATGATCCATTCGGCCCCATCCCGACCGGCCTGTTGGGCGAGTTGCCAGGTCCATTCGGGTTGCAGATGAAACGACGACTCGTCCGGAACAACGACCACTTCGGGGAACGACTCGAGGATCTTGAGCGTCCCATCGGTGCTGGGGCCGTGAGCGATGTAGATGCGGTCGACCCGGTAGGCGAGAAGGTTTTCGATCGTGTAGCCGACGATGTCGGCTTCGTTCAATACGGTGGCGACGGCGGCCACATTCACTGGAGTCCCTTGATCGGCCACCACACCGTCGAGACCATCGGTGTGCGCATGAACTGGCCGTGGATCTGCACCTTGTTCCGACACCACTTACAGCGATAGCCATCACAGATGACTGGCGTTCGCGTGCGGAACCTGCACACTGGGCAGCACCGCCGTACCGAATACCGCAGGTAGAGATAAGTCCGGTACTTCCGACGAGCGACGGCCGCTATGCCAGCCATCGGACGGTGTCCTTCACCGACCAGTCGATCCGGTGTGACGGCTTCCACCCGAGCCCCTTGAGCTTCTGGGTGTCGCAGCGAATCACCGGGTTGTCACCCACCCACGTCTCACCTTCGAGCACCACCTCGGCGTCGTCGTAACCGAGTGCTTCGAGGGTCCACTGCGCGATCTGCAATGGCGTCGCGGTCTCGTCGCGGGCGACGTTGAATGTCCCGGTCACGTTCTTGGCGAGGACGATGCGCATCGCGTAGATGACGTCGAGGACATGGACGTAGGACTTCTGGGCGGTGCCGGGGGCGAGGACCGGCAGTTTCTCCGGGGTGGCGTTCTTGACGAAGTCGACGAGCAGCCCGTGGGAGTAGTGGGGGCCGAGGACGCTCACGAACCGGAGGATGGTCGGGTCGATCTTGTCGGCCGCCTGGTAAGCGTGGATCAGTTGTTCACCGGCAACCTTGGATGCCGCATAGAGCGAGGTTGCTCGGGGGGCTTCGGTCTCGTGATGCGGGCCGAGTGCTGGTGGGTAGATCGCCGCCGATGACGCGAAGATGAGTCGGCGCACATCGTGCGCTCGCATCGCCTCGAGGACTTGGCTCGTCAGTACCGGGCCGGCGTCGAGGTCAGCGGTCGGGTTCCGCCAGCCGCCCCGCACGTCCGCGTTCGCACCGAGATGGATGACCGCGTCGCAGCCGGCGAAGTCGAGCGGGTCGCCTCGTTCGATGACCCGGTGATGGGGGAACGCTTTGCAGACGTTCTGGCCGATGAACCCGCCGCCGCCTACGACTGCGAGCACAACTGCTCCAACGCATCGATGAGCGGCCCGCCGCCGAGCATGGCGAGCTGGTGGACTTCGCGGGTCAGATGTGGGCCCGGGCCACCGTCGGGTTTGAGGTAGGCGTGGGGGCCGACACGCGGGTCGCTCATGACACAGCGGGCGAGGTCGTTCGGGTCGGCACCGGACCAGAGGGCGAGGCGTTGCATCTCCGCCGCATACTCGACCGACAGGGCGAGGAACCCGTTGAGGCAGTGCTTCGTGAGCTCGGCGGTCTCGGGGGAGACGTAGATGACTTCGGGGGTGATGCGGGCCCAGAGCGAATCGAGCCGGAACCGGTTGCGGCGGGCACCGACGATGATGCGGGCCTGATGCGTCCAGTCGTTGAACGCATGGGCGGCCCGGACATTTTCGGGGACGACGTAGAAGTCGCGGAGCGGCCAGCGTTCCTCGAACGTCGCACAGGTCCCCACCGGCAGTTGGCTCGAGATGATGACATCGTCGTGGAGGCCGTGGTCGAGAACTTCGAACGCCATGTCGAGAACGGCTTTGGTGTCGGGGCGGCCGTCGGCGAGGATCGGGGTGTCCCACGCGATCCAGGTGGCCGGGACGTCGCCGTAGTAGGTGCGCAAGGCTTCTGCGAGTGTGCCGTTCCCGTAGATCACGACAGTTCCTCGACGTAGATCACGTCGCCGTCAAAGACGCGGTACCGGCGGCGAAGCTGCTCGGCCCTGCGCTCGGCTCTGCGACGTGTCCATGCAATGTCAATGAGATGGTCACGCTTTGGGGTGTGCCAACGAACCGCGTACTTCTTCATGTGCGCCCCTTGTATCGTTCTCCCGGTTTCACATCCCTGCTGACCCGGGCTCCCATGCAGATGAACGCGTCGTCACCAATCTCGACGAGATTGCGGATGATGGCGCCGGCACCGACGAACACCCGGTCACCGATCGTCACGTCCCCACAGATCGTCACGCCCGGTGCGATGGTCACGAACTCGCCGACCGTGGTGCGGGTCATCGTCACGCCGTAGTTGATGTGGGTGCCGTTCCCGATGTTGACGCCACCTTCACCGGCGCGGCCACAGCCGAGGTAGGCGTGGGGGTGGAAGAACCGGCCCCGGTTCCAACCGGGGCCACCCAGATCGTCGGCGACGGCGGCGCGGAGGTGTGGGTCGTTGATGCCGATGATGTACGGGGTTTCGCCGTCCCAGTCGGTGTGGTGGGCGATCATCTTGGCGCCGGGGGTGAGAGCGGAGATGTCTCGGGCGTGACCGCCGTTGCCGATGATCACAAGTTCCATGCTGCGCTCCGCGCCAGCCCGAGATGCCGGGCATAGGCCGGGTCGCCGACGTGACCCCACGACCCGAACAGGAAGCCGGCTTCGCGCAGCATCCTGGTCATCCCGTCCTCGTTCCCGACCCCGATCGGGCCTGATGGCCAACCCATCCGCAGGATCTGTTGGGGGATGAGACACGGGTTCAACGAGAACAGATAGTCATGCCACGTGTAGGTGGCCTTCGTCCCCGAATGGGGGGCGAGATGCACGATGGCGGCGAGCTGGTCGTCACCTTCGGACGGGTCGAACGGTTCCCGCTTGAAACACATCTGCGCCAGATCGCTGCGGGAGGCGAGCACCGCGACCGCCTGCGCGATCGGTAACGGGCGGGTGAGGAGCA